TTATGCAGTACGGTGAGGAGACTAATAGCCAAGCCCTCATAGATGGTAGGCTTATTCATATGATGGTGTTAGAGCCTCATAAAATCAACGACCTCGTATTCGCTGATGTTACCACTAAGAACACTAAGAAGTGGCGAGAGATGAAAGCTGAGTACCCTGCCCATATGTTGTTTACCCAAAAGGAAAAGCAGAAAGCAGAGAAACTTACTGAGGCACTATTCAAGAACCACCAAGCAGTAGAACTATTAAGAGACTCTACCTTTGAGGTTGGTGCAGTAGATGACACCATAGAGGGATACCCCTTTAGAGCAAAGGCAGATATCCTAAAGAACGATGGTACTATCATTGACCTGAAAACAACTTCGGATTTAAGGAATTTCGTGTACTCATCTCGCCACAAATATTCTTATGATGTTCAAGTCTATATCTATTGTAGGCTATTCAATGTTGACTACACTAAGTTTAAGTTCTTGGTGATAGACAAGCTAAGTTGTGATGTAGGGGTGTACACGGTAAGTGAGGACTTCTACAATAAAGGTGAGGAGAAAGTATTGTATGCCCTTCAGCAGTATCACGAGTTCTTTGAGAACCGACCTTTGGAGGAGATACAAGAGATGGTTAATAACTACACAATACAAGGAGAGTTATGATATTCAAAGTAATTAGGTCAAAAGCCATTAGTTACATCTTTGATACTATTGAGGCTGCCAGAGAATGTAGAAAGGACTTAATGAATATGGGATATGAGAATATCTCCATAGTCGTAGAACAGGAAGATGTTCCTTAAAACCAAAGAGAGATGATTAAAGTAGTTACAATTTGTTTAGTTTTATTAGCAATCCTTGTACTTGGACTTTTTAATGATGAAGATGGAGGAATCCACCCTTAAAACCAAAGAGAGATGAGTGATATTGAAAAACCCTTTAGAATTACGATTGAGCAATACAATAAGATGAGTGAGCAAGAAAAGCAACATTGGATAGATAGGTGGAATAGATTAAAGCCATCACCAAAAAGGGATATGATAATAAAAATGTGGAAGGAAACCAAAGAGAGATGAATGAGCAAGAAAAAGCCACAAAGATTCTATTCTACCTTTTAGCCTTTACGATTAGCATATTTGCTCTAAGTGTACTGGCTTTAGCGTATGTTTATGTTCACCCTACAATGAGTTTATAATGAGCTGCAACTGCAATAAGCCTATGACAATTATAGAACTATGCCTTAGAGATAGGGATGAAAACGGAATTGAAAATGATTAAATCATACCTTCGCAAGAAACGACACATACGAGAAGTACAGAAGTACCTTGATATGTTAATGATAGACAATGTAAATATGTCTATACAGGCAAGTAGATTTGGATGGACTCCAGAACTACAACACCAATTAACCAACTCAGCATTACTTATACGCAAGTACCAAAGAAGACTGAGACTAATTAAATTCTAATGAGTGATACAGGTAAGAGTGCTAATGTACTCATCAATCGTAACAACCTAAACAACATCTTTGAACTGCTCGTGCAGATTCATCTAAGAGGACAACTATCAAGAGATGAACAAGCATTCATCAAGAACTTTATAGAACTACCAGAAGCGCCTACACGAGAGAATAGGAAAGCTCGTAGAGCCAACACTCAAACCATTAAGAAACTCTTTAGAGAAGAGGCAAAGCGTAAAAGAGATGAGCCTAAATAATCTAACCGTATCTTCAATAGAACACTTTGAGTGTAGAGAATGGCTATTATACAAGCATTACGCTAAAAGAATACCAAGCATCTCTTACTCTTATGGTTTGTTTGATGGTTTAGATTTAATAGGTATATGTACTATAGGTAAACCACCAAGCCCCTCTCTTTGTGTTGGCGTATGTGGTAAAGAACAAAGTGAATATGTTTACGAACTTAATAGATTGGTTGTAAACGATAGATTACCTAAAAACACCCTTTCTTATTTTGTAAGCAATGTCTTGAGACTATTGCCTCCAATGATATTGGTATCTTACGCTGACACCTCACAAAATCACAATGGCTATATCTATCAAGCCACTAATTGGGTTTACACAGGTCTATCGGATAAGAGAACTGAATGGAGACTTAAAGGAAGTAATAAACATTCTAAATCTGTGTGTGACACTTATTCTACAGAGGAAATGAAGGGTAGTGATAAATTTGAATTAGTTGATAGACCGAGAAAACACAGATACATATATTTTGTAGGTACAAAGAGACACAAAAAGATTTGGAAGAAGTTATTGAGGTATGATATACAACAATACCCAAAAGGAGAGAATGAAAGATATGATGCCTCATACAAACCAAATACTCAAAGAAGATTATTTTAAACGAAAGGAAGATAAGTAGGTTAACATTGTAAACAACAAAGTAATACAATGCCGTTTAAAGAAGGACAAAGTGGTAACCCCAATGGCAGACCGAAAGGTTCTGCTAACAAAACCACTAACAAGATTAGAGAAGCCTTTACAAAGCTCGTAGAGGACAACTTAGAGAATATGACCAATTGGTTAACTGAGGTTGCAGCAGACAACCCAGAGAAGGCTCTAACGATACTCAACCAAATGGCAGAGTACACCACTCCCAAACTCGCAAGGGTTGAGAACAAGATAGAAACCGATGAGGAGATTAACGAAGTCAAGATAGAGATTGTCAAGCGTAGCGATAAAAACGAGTGAGATATTTGAAAGGAACTATAACGCACCTACCAAGATTGTAGTAAATCAAGGAGGTACTCGTTCTGGTAAAACATACTCACTACTTCAACTCATCATTGTATTGGCTTTATCCCAAAAGGGTAAGGTCTTTACTATTGTGCGTAAATCTCTACCCTCTCTCAAGATGACTGCGATGAGAGACTTTATTGAGATACTAACTAATATGAACTTGTATGATGAGAAGTATCATAACAAATCCGAACACATATATAGGCTTAACGGTAACATCATTGAGTTCGTGTCACTTGACCAACCTCAAAAGAAACGAGGCGCAAGAAGGCACTATCTATTCTGTAATGAGGCAAACGAACTTACTTGGGAAGACTTCTTCCAACTACTCGTTAGAACCACAGACAAGATATACATTGACTACAACCCCTCCGATGACTTCCACTGGATATACGACAGGTTACTCACGAGAGATGATGTCACCTTTATCAAATCTACTTACTTGGATAATCCTTTTCTGGATAATAGTATTGTGGAGGAGATTGAGAGACTACAATCTACTGATGAAGATTACTGGCGCATATACGGATTGGGAGAAAGGGGTCAAAGCAAGGCTACAGTTTTTACATTTATGGAAGAGGAGATACCCGAACAGGCTAAATTCCTCTCGTATGGTATGGACTTTGGTTTTACTAATGACCCGACTACTCTCGTTGGGGTCTACCATCACGATAATAACATTTTTGCAAAAGAACTTCTATACGAAACGAACCTAACGAATAGGGATATTAGTGAGAAGTTAAAAGCATTGGGTATAGATAGAAGAGCAGAGATATTTGCAGATAGTGCAGAGCCTAAATCTATAGAGGAACTATACAGGATGGGTTGGAATATCAAGCCCACTAAGAAAGGTGCTGATAGTATCAATGCAGGTATAGATATGCTCAAGAGGTATAAGCTACATATCACAGGTGCTAACTTTGTCAAGGAGATGAGAAACTACAAGTGGGTAGAAGATAAGAATGGTAAGCTACTCAATAAACCTATAGATGCGTTTAACCACGCTATAGATGCATTGAGGTATGCAACATATAACAAACTAAGCAGACCGAACTATGGCAGATACGCAGTTAGGTAAGGAGGTAAAGGTTATACTCCCAGAGAACGCAAGAGAGTTAACGGTAGAGCAGTACCAAAAGTTTCTAAAGGTAGAAGGTGATGAAACCTTTATGACACTCAAGGCTCTTGAACTATTTGCTAACATACCATTGAAGGTAGCCTATGCAATGAAAGCAGAGGACATCTTAGACATCTCTCAGCACATATTATCTATCGTAGGTGGTAAGCATCCACTTGTAAAGAGATTGTCTTTTAGAGGCAAGGAATATGGATTTATACCTAACCTTGAAGAGATGAGCTTTGGTGAGTATATAGATTTGGATAGCTACCTAAGTGATATGCAACAACTACATAAAACCGTAGGTGTGTTGTATAGACCTATCACGATTGAGAAGGGTGACCTGTATGAGATAGAACCTTACAAGGGTACTGATGGCTATGCAGACTTTCCATTAGATGTAGCGTTAGGTGCTACGCTTTTTTTTTATCGTTTAAGCAACAAATTATTGAAGGATACCCAGACCTCTTTGGAGGAGGAGAAGAAGGAGAGCTTAATCTCTCAGCCTCCGCTAACTTCAGTAGAAAGTGGGGATGGTATGGAAGTGTAGACCATCTTGCAGGAGGTGATGTTAGCAGGTACGATACTATTACTATGTTACCCCTATCACAATGCCTTACCAAACTTGTATATGACAAGGAGAAAGGTGAGGTAGAAAAAAAATTATTGAAGCATTAGGTTTGTTAATTATTTTGTTTATATATTAGCACTATAGAAATCAAAACAACTATTAAAATGAAGATTCAAGCAAAAGATGTTAAAGTAGGACAGATTGCAAAATACGGCAACTACGATATTAAAGTAGAGCGTATGGAAAACGGCACACTAAAAAACGGAACACCAACAATTACATTTTTTGGAACAAGACTTGCCAAGACTATAAGAAGCCGAGCAAGTTATATGAGAAACAGAAAGGTGTCAGAAATACCTTATGATTTCACTACTAAGGCGGAAACTTGGGTTTCAGTTTATTAAATAAGCATAAGCCCCTCTTCGGAGGGGTTTTCTTTTTAAACACCTTTCGCTCATAGAGGTTATCTTATTATGAGTTTCTACGACATTACAACAAAGATTAGAGAACACCTCATTGCTAACTCTCAAGTCAATACAGTTACTGAGGGTGATATCTTTGAGGTTGACCTCAACAAGCAGACTATATTTCCTTTGTCACATATTATGATAAACAATGTGACATTCAACGATATTGGCATCACTTACAATATGAGCATCTTGTTTATGGATGTTGCAGATGTAAGTAAGGATGACCCAAGAGAAGAGGCAGAGATATTCTATGGTGTAGACAATAGGCACGATATCTTAAACACGCAACTTCTGGTAGCTAACGACCTTGTATCACATCTCAAAAGAGGTGACTTGATGCAAGACAAGTATCAGCTAAACGGACAACCTACCTGTGAGCCTTTTGAAGATAGGTTTGAGAATCTATTGGTGGGTTGGAATCTTACCTTATCTATTGACATTGCAAATACTATTACCACTTGTCCATAAGCACTAAACATATGAAGCAAGTGCTTGAGCAGTTTGGTAACAGGGTTGTGAAAGCTGCGAAGTTAAATCTTGGTGCTACACGCACTATTACCTTCAATGATGGTAAGAAGCGTAGAAGGAGACAAGTGTTCTCTGGTGACCTAAAAGATAGCATAGACTTCAATCTAATAGTCAAGCAGAATAGAAACACTAAAGGGCAGTTTCAAAGTGGCTTTAACTACGAGATGTTCTTTGAGATGTTAGACTACGGTCAATACATAGATGAGGGTGTTGATGGTGTCAAGTACAAAGTACAAGGAGGCTCAAGATTTGGCTTTACCAACAAGTACCCTAATATGGGTGCTATAAGAAGGATGGTAACCAACAACAAGTTTAAGCTACGAGACTTCAAGACAGGAAAGTTTATACCTAAAACAAAAGCCAATATAGATAGTGCTACCTTTTTGGTATCACGAAGCATATACAGAAAGGGTATTCCTAAGAGCAACTTCTTTACTGCACCTTTTGCGTTAGAGTTTGAGAGGTTACCCCTTGAGCTTTTAAGAGGCTTAGATGATGATTTAGATAACATATTACGAGACTTATAATATGAGTGTAATAGCACCCGACCAATTAGTAGGAGCAAGAAGCCCTATATATGTAACATTAGCAGATGCAGGAGATACTATACAATCATTGGTAGATGCTACCTTAGAGATATATGTATGGGCAGGTGACAGAAATAGTAGACCATCTAATCCAGACTATACTTTATTTAGAGATGTATTTTCATCTAACTTGAATGTATCCTTTGATATTGCGCCTATGGTGAGAGAGGAGATAGGAGCAGTATACGATACTTCCCAATCAAGAGTCGCACCTACAGGTGAGAAGAACAATAACATAGTATGGGTGCAAGTAGACTACTCTTGGAATTATCGCACAGTAGCAAATCCATCTGTTATAACAAACGAGACAGGAAGCACAGACATCTTCCCTGCATCTAATGGTTACCATATCTTTAGCGAGGGTACTAACTTTGAGTTCCCTTCTGCCTACCTTAACAATACCTCAACGGTATATGTGCAAGATAATGGCTATGAGATGATGCCTTTGTTTCAAGGTAAGTATAATGTTGAGACTATTGATGAGGTAGTGTATAGAGTTGGAGGTACTGATATATATACTTTTGATTTGCAATCTTACCACGCTGATGTGCAACCAGAAGACAGGATACTTAGAATACCTATAGGTGAGTTAGGGTTAAATAGTTGGCTTACAAGCGATGGGTATATTGGTAGTGAATCTAATAGACCTATCAATCAAACGGAGTGGGAGATGCAACTCTTAGATGATAATGGTGATATCGTTGATACTATAAAGATGATTAAGGAGTGTGAGCCTAAATACACTATCAATACCCTTCAGTATATCAATCGTTATGGCACTTGGGATTTTATCCACTTCTACAAGGCAAGTCAAGATAACTTTAGTGTCACTTCGGAACGCTTTAGAAGGTCTATAGGCACATCATCATCAAGTGGGTTTACCTACGATACTACAGACAATATCTATCAGCAGTTCAATACCAATGGTAAGGTGACTACAACCTTGAATACAGGTTGGGTAACTGAAGACTATAGAGAGGCTATCAAAGACCTTATGATGAGTGAGAAGATATTACTCAATGGGTTGCCTGTAAATGTAGTTACCAACTCAGTAACCTTACAGAAGTCTATAAACGATAGAACAATTAACTACACAATAGAAGTAGAAGAAGCATACGATACAAGATATGTATAAAGTAGAACTCTACATTGATGGTCAAAGAGCTGACCTATTCCAAAATGAGAACATAGAGATAAACCTAAGTGTACAAAACATTAAGGATATCTCTAAGGTCTTTGGTGACTTCACTCAAAGTTTTACTATCCCTGCATCAGTACAAAACAACAAGATATTTAAGCACTACTACAATGTAGATATCTCTGGTAGCTTTAATGCGAGTGTAAGGGTAGATGCTTTCATAGAGGTTAACCACAATCTATTTAGAGCAGGGGTATTAGAGTTAGAGAGCGTACAAGTAAAGCAAGGGCAACCTTATGCGTATAGTGTAGGGTTCTTTAGCAATGTAACATCTCTCAAGGATAAGTTCGG